GGACGGATCACACTGATAAACGCAGCCATCCGGGCTATTGAATCTGGCTTCATGGTCTGCAATAATTCAGTGTAGTTGCCGATATGCACCAGTTGCCGGGCCCATTTGGGATCTGTCCACAGCCTGGTCCAGGGCGGATCTGCTGCTAACATCTGCTCGTAGTGTGCAGGATCCCGCACCAGACTGTACACACTCATGTTCAACAGGTCGATCTTGAAATAGCCACGAGCTTCGGCTGTTTCATAATCCAAAGCAGCACATCCAGTGATGGGATCTCTTGGAATATCTGTAACATAGATGCCGGAGTTGTGCCGCCTCCCGTTGCTTTGCCGTGCGGCTGTGTGTGAGATCAAGGCCAGCACAGCATCCCTATTGGGCACATCAATGTCGATATCTGCGCTCATACAGTGACCAAGGCTGCTATCATACGCAGTTTCTCTTCAGCCTCACGCACTGCTGTCAACTGATCAGCCACAGCAGGATACTTCTCAGCTAATACTTGAATATCATGTTCTTCTTTGCGCTTTTGATTCACCCAGTCAATGGCTTCCACAGCATCCCCTGTTAGACTCACACTGACATCACTCATGCTTAAAGGTTGCCACATTGAGCCGTTATACACTTCCATGCCTTGATGCACTGTGTTGAATCGCAGATCGCCTAGCCCTTGTGCTCCGCTGAAATTGCTCACATAGTTACTGGCATTGTTGCTGTAAGTGGTGAGATATCGTCCACTACCATACACATTCTTTATCATGCTACCATCCTGCTTGTGTTAAAATCTCTTTTGCGTACTCCTGATCCCCTGGATAGTCCGCAAACTTCTTCTGCCATATGTCTGAATCAATGTAAGGCCATATCATTGACACTTGCTCTGCATTGAGTTCTGTCAAGAACTTCTGTCCTGACTCCGAATTGTAGATCACCCAGGCGCTGATCCTGCCGGTTGTGATAGCATGGCATGTGGCATTTGCACTGCCATATCTCAAACAATCATGTGCTGAATGATTGGTCTTTTCACTCCAGTCCAACCCATATTCGATAGCACGGGCCAGCGCATCATTCACTGTTTCTTTCTGCACATGGGTCACAAGATATTCTGTGTATAGCCGATCACTACACCAGTTGTCAATCTTCCGGTTGCCTTTCAGCAACCATTCAAGAAATCGTTCTGGCTGGATCACCCGCACTGCCACACAATACCTACCCCATTTCACAAACGCACGATAGTAAGGTGATGTCACAAAGTCATCCCACCCTTTTAGTTTGGCCGAACCTTGTGTGTATTCGTAGAACTTTAAATAGCCTTGTAGTCCCAACTGCACGCCACGCTCACTAGACTCTTGATAGCGTTTCTTTTGTTCGCAAACATGCACACTCAGCGTGGTTTCTCGGCTGAATGATCGTTCGCAATACTTACATGTGTGCGCGGTCATTGCAGTATTGTATGCTCTTGGATGTAGTTTGTCAAATACTGATTCAACCACTGGTGTTGCCCCGGTGCCACATGTCTACAATTTCTGTCATGGGGTTCATCGTTTGGCAACCAGGCAGCACCTTGATCAAATTGCCAAGGTATGCTCTTCCACTTCAATCCTTGAATGATCTGACGCTGTGATTTCATGGGTTGGAATTTGCTTTGATCCAAAACGTAATCTAACACAGATTCAGCTGTGTTGAAAACAATGCAACTGTGCCCGCGATGATTTAGACTGTCACACATGCTGAGCAATCGATATTGCAAATCTTCTGCCCACTCGTCAAAACTTGTGAGATTGATTTTTAACCAGATATCTCGATACCAGTCAAGATCTTTCTTACACACACACGGGTCAATCACTGCTGTGGGCGGGTAGCTCAGTCCAGATGTGGTAAAACTCAACCATTTTCCATCAGGGTAGACACGATGCTTGTTTACTGGCAGTTCATATCTTGACACAAATGTCACACCAATCACATAAAGTGTTGGAGCCGGATTGACGAAACTGTCTCTAAGAGTAGTGCGTATGATGCGATTGTTACAGGATCCAGGTTCAGCCAGATTCTGATGTTGTGTGATGTTGAGCTGTGCAGCAAGATCACCATGCCCATTACCATCGGCATAGCACTGCATGTAGCTGCATCCGTTGATGACCAATCTATCGGGCGTCATTGCCATGGGCTTGCTGTAGCCGTGCCAGTTCTTTTTTGTCTGTGAGCGCAGCCATGAGATCAATCTCATCATCTCGGAAGTGTGGATATAACTCACGCAGTTGTTTCTTTATCGCACTCGCACCGGCTTCTTTCTTTTTAGGTGCAATCCAGTTGTGTCGCATGGCACCCATGCCTGGGCTGACCGCTGTGGCCATGAGCCATTGCAGTTTGGGATGCCGATGCATGGTAAAGAAGTGCTTGTTCAAGTAATGATTTGTGCTCTGCACATAGTATTCTTGTAGTTCTCGATCACCATCCACAGCTGACCCCCAACGCACCATGAGGAAGGTGGAGAACTTCCGGCGTTCTTCCGGCGTGAGTTCATCATAGAAGTCACGGTTCTTTGCGTCCAATTGACGCATCTCATTGCCAATGTTTAGTTTGTCGCTCATTTGATTCGAGTTAGGTGATACACCATTATAGCACGTTCCAGTGCATCTTGTAAAGCAGGATTGGTACGGGCCGCTCGGTGAATGTCACCCCACAACTTGGCTTCTTTTATTTGTTCCCGCAAAGGTCTGCCGTCACTGGTTCTGCAATCATAATCATGCCCCACCTCTGTTCTTGTGGCAGGATCTGCACCGACTTCGCGAGCATACACAGTATCGCCGTCTCGCTCGTAAATCAGTGTGGCAGCAGGCTTCAACTGTCCCATCACCAGGCTCGATTGTAATCCACTATCTCGCAGTTGCGGCTGATGTCTTTGACGAAATACACACAGTCCGGCTGCGCTGCATCATTGATGGGCACACACAACATCTGCCCATTCTTCAGCTTGGGTGCATACCATGCCACTTCTTGGTATACGTCAATGATTTCTAAAGATGGAAAACTGGGTCGGAAACTGCTGAGTGGATTGAATTGAAACACTTTAAAGCCGCGATCATTCACACTGGTGAGTGGTAGCATTTCTAGATCGCCCACTTCGGGTTCACCAATCAGGATCTGCCAATCCACGGGCATTTTGATCTTGAAATCACCTATCTGTAATACCAAGGCAGGTGCATTGAAACTTTCCAGGAAGATTAAAGGAATGTAGTGATAGTCTGGATTGGCTGGATCTGAATTGTCTAGTATGGCAAATCTCATGTCATCTACCTCTTCAGGCAAATGGTCAAGATCATAGGGTCGATTGTCTAATGTAAGGATACGCATGAGTTTATTGTACAGTAGTTTTGAGCAAAAGTCAAGTTATTTTTGTTCATTGGCTTGAGATTCCAGCTGTTGAATAATGTTTTTTGCTAGGATTTCTTGTGTGGCTGGATCAGTATGATAATACGCAGTACAGTCAGGATTGTTCTTGGCATATGCATACATGGGCTTGGCTATGTCGTCCTGCCGAGACAGTCTCACAGGTGTGATTCCGGCATCAATTATCTGTTGATGCCAATATCCAATCATCCAGGAATCTGTTTGGGTTTTTAATTCATAATCAAAAAAATGTTTCATGTACTGATCAACAGCATCAATTTGACTTTGTGTGGTCTCTACATTTTTTCTAAAATACACTCTTTCACCAAGTCGTGCATGATTGGTTGAAAACACTGCGGATTCGGTGTCACCGGTGTCGGCTCGCCTGTAACTGGTTACTCCGTTATCAAAATACACGATATTTCTTAAACCAGCAGCGGCATCAAACTTGCCATTCATCACTAGCTCAAATCTTGATGCATCTGTGGTATTGTAAATGATGATATCCGGATCCATGGTGATTGCTTGTTGGATCTGAAAGCAAATGCCCACTGTGCTGAAACTGCCATGTGCCAGGTTAGTGACCTGATATCCATATGTGTCTTCAAGAATCTGACTAAAATGATATCGGTCCCATATCATTGAAGTACAAAAGCTATCACCGCACACTATTATTTTCTGATTCTTTAATTCCAATTTAATTTTTCCTGAGTATAAGGATAGTTGGCTTCATTGTAGAACACCTTGCGTTTGGTCAAGTGTCGTTTGCTAAATTTGCATGTTGAAGTGATGTCCCATATCTGCACATGATCCTTGTCCTGGGCCTTTCTAATGCCGCGACCGATTGATTGAATCACTCGGGTAAAACTCTTGCCTGGTTCAATCATGACCAAGTTAAAGATTCTTGGAATATTGATGCCCACTGCTGCCACACCATATGTGGCCACGATGATCTTGTCTGTGCTGGTGGCCACTTCATCATATTCATCCTGGCGGTCCCGGGCCTTGGTTGCTCCTGACACAAACACCGCACGGTCTCCCAGTCTTGCCACCAGTTCATGTCCGGCTGCCACACGATCCACCAGCACCAGTGTGTTGCCTGTTTCATTCACCTGCAGCACCAGTTGTGCGATGGCATCTAGTCTACCGGCCTCTTCCAGGAGATATTTCAGTTCTTCTTGATAGGTCTTGTGCTCTCGGATGTCTACCAGTTGAACCACATTCACATGGCACTGTGCCAGCACACCGCGATCCTGTAGTTCGCTGGCAGCCAGTCGAGATATCACAGGCCCTAGGCTCACCAACAGGCTTTGGCTTTCGAACAGTTCTTTTGGTATGGTTCCTGTGAGGCCCCAGCGAATTGGCACTTGCGCCATCACGCCTGTTAGCAGTGTTTTTAATGCATCTGCCTTGGCCATGTGTACTTCGTCCACTATCACGCATACCACATCCGCCAAGAATTCTTGTATGGTGCAATCACCCACACCGTTCTTGGTGTTCTTTAGCAAGTTGTTCAGACTCTGCCAGGTGCAAATGGTGTGGTGGCGGCCGTATTCTTTCCTGTCACCGAAATACACACCCACATCCAGGTTCATGTTGATGTAGTCTTTTTCTGTCTGGGTCACGAGACTCTTGTTGGGCACGATAACAATACTGCGGCCATACACACTCACAGCGTCACTCAGTGCTGCTGTCATTATGGTCTTGCCTGCACCCGTGGCCACTTCCTGCAGGCATTGTGGGTGGGCCAGGAAGTTGTTCACGATCTCCACCTGATAGTCACGCAACAGGATGGGGTCGCCTTCAGCAGGATGCCCCTGGGGCCATGCACGATCCTCATATGTGGTTTCTGTCACTTGTGTAAAATCAAACGTGGTGGAATATTCACGCTGATCGTCCAGTTCAATATCGTAGTTTTGTTTTTCTAATAGAGGGATGATCTCGGGCAAGAGATTCACATAAGTGCTGCCGCCCAGTTGGAAATAGGCCACCTTGCCATCCCAACGACCCAGCCGCACAGCAGGAAGATAACGGGCATAAGGCACATCGTATTTGAATTTCTTCACTAGATCTCTGCGAGTGTCAAGATCCAGGCCTTCGATCTTGATGTTCACTTCATCGCGTATTATTATTGTTGCTCTTTTCATAGTGTATATAGTAGCATGCACATGACAAAAAGTCAAAAAGACAGGTGCCAATTTAGCACCTGTCACTAAAGAGTCGCCGGGCTAGAAATTCACTGCGACTCTGTTTCCTAGCTTTACGCTAAAACTCACTGGATCTGCACTATCCTGAACCCAAT